GGGCGAAGAGGGAGTCTGCGAAGGCACGTTCTTCCTGGATCGAAAGATCCGGGTCGAACCGTGCCGCGCAGACCTCCTTCGTCGCCCGGGCCCTTCCTGTCGGCACTGCTGAGACCGCGGCGGCCAACATGGCGGCCCACCGGGAGGCGCTGACGAGTGAGTGGAAGACCTCTGGGGACCTGCTGCGCAGGGTCCGCGTCTGGTCGAGTCGGTGGAGCCGCCGCTTCCTCGGAGACCCTGGCCGCGCCTCGTCGCCGGGCATACCGACTCTGTCGAGTTGTGCTGAAAGCACAAAACGGCAGGGTGGTCTGCGCGGCTACGTAGAGCGGCTCGGGGTCCACGAGAAGGCAGCGGCCCTCGCCTCGACGATCACGGACCTTCCGCCGCAGGACGCCGCGACACTCCTCCAAGACGCCTCGCTCCTTCACCATGGCTTCGACCTGCTGGAGGGGGACAATGTCCCCCCGCACCGGGTCATCCCCGTGAAGGAACGAGGCCTCAAGGTGAGAGTCGTGACTTCTCCCTCGGCCGGCTACTCACTGCTGGGCCACGTTGTGCGTAAGCGCCTCCTGGGAGGGCTGCGCCGCGACCCGGCGGCCCAATCTACCTTGATCGGGATCAAGGACGAGGACGTCTTCGCTTATTTCAGCGGCGCGTCGAGTGACTGCGTCACTTCGACCGACCTGAAATCGGCGACAGACCTCCTCCCTCTTGACCTGGTCTCGGCTTTGATTGACGGCCTTCAGGATGGGGGGAAGTTCCCTCCCTGGGAGATCGAAGCGTTGAGGCGCCTTTCGGGGCCTCAAGACCTGATCTACCCGGGGGAGGACCTTCCCGTGCGGACGCGGAGAGGCATACTGATGGGACTTCCCACGTCGTGGGCCCTGCTGTCGCTGATCCACCTCTTCTGGTGGAACGAGGCGACAGTCCGGGCCGCGGCGGAGCGTCGCGTAAAGTTAAGGTCGGCCTTCGCCGCCAACAGATTCGTTATCTGTGGCGACGACGGCCTGGCCTGCACTTGGCGCGATGTCTCATCAGGATACCTCTCGATCGTCCGCGCGTGCGGGGGCGAGTCATCGTCTGGGAAGCACTTCACGGCTACAGGGGCGCTCCGGCCCCGGGCCGTGTTCCTCGAACGACTCTATGAGTTTGCTACGGAGGACGGGCGCGTGGCGGGCGGCACCAGAAATGGCGCCATCCCGCTCCGCGGCCTCGTCCGTCCGGAGCTGCCCATCGAGCTTCGGGGGCACGGCTCGGACCTGTTCGTCCCTACGGCCGTGATGCTGCTTCTCTCGATCGACTCTACCCTCGCGAACCATCCCGAAGGCCGTGGGGCGGTGATCAGGTTCCTCGATCACCACTCCGGCCTCCGGCGACTCGGCGTTTCCCTCGGCCTGGTCGACGGCATCCCCCTCCGCGATGGGGGTACGGGCCTGCCTCTGCGCGGTCCGTTGTCAGTTGCGGCGAAGCGGCGCAGGTGGATCACTTCTAAACTCCGTTCGGAGGGAAGGAGTGTCCCCTCGCTCATTCGCGGGGTCATAGACCCTACTTGGCAACTGGCTTCGGAACTCGCCGTTGCAGACCTGGACTCTTTCGTGGAGGGGGGGACCTTCGTCAGGCAGCCGGGAGGCGCTGAACCCCCGACCGACAGCTCCCAGATCAGGTGGTGCTTTGGTCCTCCCTGGCACGAGCTCGTACTGTTGTCGACCGAGAGGTTGTACAACGAGTACGTGCTCATGCTGGGGATGGGCCCGGGCAAGCGACCTAAACTGGGGGAGCGCCAGCTCAGGAGGGCCATCGACCGGCTCTATTCAGGGACTTTCGTCCCCGAAGGAGCCGACCTCGACCTTCTTCCTGAGGCTGACTCTGTCGACGTTTGGATTCAGCGCACGCGTGGTCCTTGTGGAGCTCTCCTCTACCCTCAGTGGGCGGGGGAGAACCTTGCCTCGGAGGCAACCCGCCGTGGGTCTCTGTTCTCAGAGATCCACGGCGGGCTGGCGCGGCT